TCTTTCTCTCCCGCTCGCGAGTCGCAGACTCGTAAAGCCAACGGCGCCAACCGGGTGGCTAGACCTATGGAAAGGTCGGGGCAGGGCATTGCCCCCCAGCAAAATCTCATCGAAATTGTCAAACGCTTAGACAAGGATGAGTACCTGGCACGAACGGAGAATGTTATGCTCCGTGACCAGGTTCGTGAGCTTAAGGCGCAGGTACACAAAGACACTGTTGAGTACATGCGGCTTGCCAATAGTATTGGTGCGGATTGGCATTGTGTATGTGATCGCCACGAGGCTAAGCATGATATTTGCGACAGTCAAGTCATGCGTAAGCCAGTGGCCCAACACGATGAAGCCCCAATAGGCACGCCACCCTACGTGCCGGAGGCCCCAGATTTTGGGACCTCCGAAGAGCCTTTAACCTCAGTTGAGGTTGCACATGGGAAAGCTCTTAAGAATAAGGAGGAGTCTTCAATGAAGGTGGAGCTTGCTGCTCTCGCACCACCTGTTGATCAGACATACTTCGTACAATTTGTACGCTGGAAAATGGCACTTTATGTTACCTTATTGGGGTGCCTTATATTGCTTGGCTATAAATCTATGGTGCTGTACTTGCATGTTCCAGGATACTGGGAGTATGTATGGGGATGGTTTGTTACCCCCATTGCACCTTTTGGGTGGGCAGTGACTTTTCTTGGGTTGCTGTTCATCTTGCCTATTATTATTGTCCTCGTTGGGGCACCTGTTAGAGGGGTTGCACTAATTGGAGGTGTTCAGCATACAGTTGGTATGCATAGGTTTTCGGTTCGTGTGAACCGGAAGCTCGCGACCGCATGGTTGTATTTAATACTAATGAGTTTGCTGGTGGGATATCAGATCTATGTGATATTTAATCCCACAGTGGACTATCTCGGCGGTTTTTTTGTGCGCCCTGAGTATAAGTACGACATGTACTGGTGGGTCGCGGGTGCCGTATGTTCTGTCGGGTTGACAGCTATGGCCCTGTTGGTGGGAGTGCCCATCTCAGGCATGACAGTTAAAGGTTTTCGTGATGTTAGCAAGGATAATGCCGACTTAGCGAAGGAGTATCAGGTAGACGTTCAACTTTTGAACTACATCGCGTTAGAAACTGCGCTCAATGGTAAGTCCATGGCGCATATTCGCGAAAGTAGGTTTAAAGCTAGGCAGTGGGCTGAGATGTATCGCAAGACGTGGTCTCCTGAGGAAGTTGCTTCCCAGGTGACGCGTGCTGTGTCTGCATGTGCCCAGATGACTCCACTTGAAGAGGCCATGTTTGAGGATTGGGATTGTGGTTATAAGGTTCGAGGTATGAACCAGGTCCAAGCCTGGACTACGGATGGCCGCTTACCAAGCGGTCGCCGTATGCCCAAGGCTTAGGGCTGCCCCGTGTCGGTACCGGCGTTGTGCGCCGGCAGGAAGCCTCTTAAGGAATTGGCTCCTGGGTGCAAGGTCCAAGCAATACCGGTTGACACGGGGTGTGACCACAAGAAGCGTTGGCGGAGGATTGCCTCCCCAGGCTTCAGGGGGAATTTTATTCCCTTTGCCCACCATGATTGTCTGCATAATCAAGAAATAGCCATCAGGAACCGAGTCCTGGGGGCTGTACCTGCGCCAACCAAAGAAGGGTTGGCGCAATTGCGAAAACAAGCTCGGGTTATAGGAAGGCTCTTGCCACACGTTGCCCCTGATGATTGGTATGTATTGCCAAATAGGTATTCTGGGGCTAAACGGGCGAAATACATTCGTGCAACCGACGATGTTATTAGTGGAGGGCTGACGGCAGGTGATGCCGGTATAAAAATGTTTGTGAAATTTGAGAAGTTGTCTCCGAAGAAGGAAAATCCTGACCCGCGAGCTATACAGTTTCGGAATCCAAAGTATTGTGTTGCTCTAGCACGATATTTAAAGCCTATTGAGCACCATCTTTACAATTTACACGGAAATGGCAAGGACTTGCCCAGAACTCGTGTCATAGGTAAAGGGCTTAGTATGGCCGACAGGGCCAAGTTATTAGTGGAGAAGCGAAAGCGGTTTCTTTCTCCTGTGGTCCTGTCATTGGATGCCGCTAGGTTCGACCAGCATGTAGCGTTTGAATTGCTGCAGATCGAACATTCTGTTTACTTGCAGGCTTGCAATGATCCGTTCTTTGCCAAGTTACTTATGCAGCAACTCGTTAATAAGTGTAGATCCTCGAAAGGAATCAAATATAGGGCGAGAGGTAAGCGCATGTCTGGTGACATGAATACTGCCCTTGGAAATTGCCTTTTGATGATTCTGATGGTGTCCACATTTATGCGTGGGAAAGACTATGATATTCTTGATGATGGCGATGATTGTCTTCTGATTATAGAAGAGTCATTATTGCCATGGGTGCTCGAGAATATTCAAAAGACTTTCTTGACGTATGGCCACGAGCTCAAGGTTGAGAACGTGTCCAAGACGCTGCATGGCATTGAATGGTGTCAAGGTAAGATCATTGAATACGATAAAGATAAGTTTAAGTTTGTGCGTAATCCGTTTAAGGTTATGTCCGTTGCATTAGGGGGGGTCAAGTTCATGGATGAGCATTTGGGACCCCGGGCGCGTCTTGTTAATACCATAGGCATGGCTGAGTTGATCTTGAACCTTGGGGTTCCAGTTCTGCAGGAGTATGCTTTGGCTTTAATGCGTAATGCTGGTACTACGGATTCTATAACGATGGAGACGTTGTCACAACTTAACGATGGGTCGTATTGGAGGCTGAGTCGTGAACTACAGGCTATGAATATGAAGTGTCTAACACGTCGTGATCCGGTTCGCATAACGGATGATGCACGTGTTTCATTTTCTGAGGCCTACGACATTTCAGTTCAGGAACAACTAGATATGGAGGACTTCTTAAGGGGGTGGGAGTTTAATTTACTGGGTGATGAGACTAGAGATCGTGACATCGATGTGGCTACATGGCGACTTGCAAGCGATTGTTCACGTGAGGTCTATCACCCGTAGGGATGAGTTCCTCTAGTAGAAATAATTCCGCTCAGAAGCAATTTGCCAAAATTGCTCCATCTGCTCTTAAGGCCAAGCAGAATAAAAATAGGGCCAGTAACATCAAGAAACAGGGCCCTAACCCGAGTGGGGGGGTCGCTGTTGCGTATTCTATGCGCAATAAGGGTAACAACAACCCATCAGTTAACGGGCGTAAGTCACTTAGTGTACGTTATGCTAATACTGAGTTCGTCACAGATTTACTTGCGAACTCTACTGGTGCGTTCTTACTTGCCTTAAACCAGGGGTTAAATCCTGGCAATTCCGTATTGTTCCCCTGGTTATCCAGGCAAGCAATCGGGTTTGATACTTATCGTTTTCAGAAGTGCGTGCTGCACTATAATTCCATGGCACCTTCATCGTCTGCCGGGTGCACCATACTGTCCTTTGACCCCAATGCGGGGGATGCCGTACCTGGTTCTAAACAGGAGGCATTGGACAATGTGGCTGCTATTCGCGACGATGTTTGGAAGCCTATATCACTTGTGTTGCCCATGCAGGATCTTAATGCGCTAGGACCGGATAAGTTTATTCGACTAGGCGCAGTACCTGCTGGTGCCGATGTGAAGACGTTTGATTCTGGTACTGTGTACCATGCTTATTCTTCAACTGGATCAGCCACCAATTTGGGTGACCTCACTATTGAGTATGTTGTGGATTTGATATCACCACAGAATAATTTGTCGGCTATTGCCTCAGCTTATTCTATTGATATCAGTACTCCTGCTACTGCAACGAGGGCTGCACCTTTTACTGGGGGCGTGCAAACATCCATTGGGAATTTGCCAGCTACTGCATCAGGTGCTACGATTACGTTTAATAGGCCTGGTCAGTTTTTGGTCACAATTGCTTTGGTGGGAACTGCGTTTACTGACACTGCACCCACGCTTACTGGTACTGCCACTGCCAACAACATTCTTGTTAGTGTTAATGGCATGATGCATACCACAGCAGCAACTGAGGCAGAGCATTCGTTTCGAGTTAATGTACTCGCGGCGGGGCAAACAGTGATATTGGATTATACTGCATCAGCTACTACGATAACTACTTCGGCAGTTCGAATTGCTCAATATGCGGTCGCTAACTTGTAGTTGATGTTTGTCGTTTTGTCCGTAATGACGTTAAACTATTGCCCAACATCCGGGGGGATGTTTACAGCATATACATATATTTTGTGGGCTTATCGCGTTACATTCGGCGTACGAATGAGGGACAGTTAATGGGGGAGGCAGGAGAGCTTGTCAAGACAAGTGCGTTTCTCCTTTGCATTCTCTGCCGGGGGAGCTTGAAGGGGAGATTACATACTGTATAGACGAGAGTTTTTGGGTACGAGCCCGATGGAGTTGACTGATTGTCTGTGACCGCAAGTCCAGAGTCTAGGTCAATTAAACGGAGGGTGGATATTCGATAAGGTAGTGATCTCCGATAGGGCTGGCCTTGGGGAGCCAGGGTTTGCATTGCGAATGGCACTTGGTGGGAGTACTGAATAACCGATCGCTGCGGCATAGTGACATATCCTGCATAAGGGATGCACATAAAGGTCGGGGAAGGGGGAAACTTTCCAATGGTGACTATTCGAAACCAGTTAATACGTGTAAGGTCAACCAGCATCTTGGCGGATGTGGGGTTGGGCTTGTGTGAGCTAGTTTCTTCTGCTGGCCTACCATGTGGGTGGACCGAGGTTATATGGAGCCTGACGAAGTCGTCAAACCCAGGGATACACATAAAGC